TTCAAGGTGGCAGCACGGGTTCGAATCCCGTTAGGAATACCAAGGAAACATAGCTTAGTTGGTAAAGCATTCGACTGATAATCGAAAGACCACTGGTTCAAGTCCAGTTGTTTCCACTGTGTCGTTAGCCTAGTGGTAAGGCAGTGGTTTGTGGAACCACCTAGATGGGTTCAATTCCCATACGGCACCCCACTCTGAGGTCGCCAAGTGGTAAGGCAGCGGGTTTTGGTCCCGCCATTCGTGGGTTCGAATCCTACTCTCAGAACTATACTCTCTTAGCTCAGTGGACTCAGAGCACTTGACTACGGATCAAGGTGTCGTAGGTTCGAATCCTACAGAGAGTGTTGACATTCATTCTCAGTGTGGTATGATGTCTTTATTGGAGAGGTGTCCGAGTGGTTTAAGGAGCAGACCTGGAAAGTCTGTGTGGGGGCAACTTCACCGTGGGTTCAAATCCCACTCTCTCCGTTGACAAACTTGCAAAAGTTTGTTACTATATAAAAGGATAGAGGTTAAGTCTCTGTTATATCCTTATGAGGTATATCACACTTAATCCATCATTCCCCTGTAGCTCAGCGGTAGAGTCGTCGGCTGTTAACCGATTTGTCGCAAGTTCGAATCTTGCCGGGGGAGTTGGAAGGTCTGGAAATGTTCGGGTCTTCCTACTAAATCCTAGAAATTTTTTCTAGGTCAGGGGATTGATCACCCCTGTTCGTAGGTGCCAAAACCGCTCCTCATCCCTAGTATTCTGTGGGTGAGTGAATGTAAAGAGGGATAACATAGGTAAAGTTATCCACACCTACCACATCCTCTGGTAGTCTATTGGTAAGGACAGGCAGACAATGCACTTGGAAACTAGGTTCGATTCCTAGACAGAGGTAACAAGTCGATGTGGCGGAATTGGTAACATTTTGTATAAATAATACAGCGTGTCTACCAATTATGAGAAAGGACATTGACGACAAAAAAGAATACATAATAAAATCTTTATTGTCTGGAGTATCACCAACTCAGTTGTGTTTAGAATTAAATTGTAAACCAGATACTTTACGAGCAAGATATAAAAAGTGGATTCCCGATTACAAACCAGATTACACTAATAAAATTAGACAGTATGGTGGTTATAATAAATGGAAAACACTTTTGGAATACACTTCTTTGAAAGGTAAATCTTGTAAACGTGAAATTCTATATAGATTATTAATAGAGGAAAGAGGTGATGTTTGTTCTGAATGTGGTATTCCATCTACTTGGAATGAGAAACCATTAAGATTACAAGTTGACCATATTAACGGACAACCATATGATAATCTACCAGACAATCTAAGATTATTATGTCCAAATTGTCATACACAAACGAATACATTCTCAAATAAAAATTCTTTAGCTCCAGTGGTGGAAAGGTAGACACAGCGGACTTAGAATCCGCCGCCTTAAAAAGCGTGGAAGTTCAAATCTTCTCTGGAGCACTTGCCAATCTAAACTACATAGTTTATAATTGGTACATGCGGAATTAGTTCAGTGGTAGAACGCCATCCTTCCAAGTTGGATGTCACCGGTTCGAATCCGGTATTCCGCTCTTGGGCGATTAACTCAGCGGTAGAGTGGCCTCCTTACAAGTGGTAAGTCACTGGTTCGATTCCAGTATCGCCCATTGATAGGACGAAAAGAATGGAAATAAATGTATATAATAAATTCGGTGATGTAGTTAAATCAATTGATCTTAAAGACTCTATTGAATACATTGATGGTAGAGTTTATAAAGGAGATAAATTTTACTACAAAGGTATAGGAGTTCCATATCAATTTCATCATATTCATCCAGACGACATGACTGATGAGTATGATTTTATTGACGTATGCGATGTTTTTTATATTGGTAATTTAGTTTCGAAAAAAGTCTTCGCAGGAAAGACTGGAATATTCCAAGAAAAATATCAAACTCATTTTACTGATTGGATTGGTGCTTGTGGTGTAAAGGAACTCAACATATTTGAAAATTTATATGATGAGAGTGGATTTGAATTCAGTGCAATTGAAGTTTTTGAATATCAAATTATTGATGAACAAAATCAACAATATTATTTGAAGGTTGATTATCCAGAAGGTAGAAATAATTACTTAACGAGTCCTGATCCAAAAAAACTTAGGCTTCTTTTGGACTATATGATTCAAAATGATTGGAACTTTCCTTGGGATAAAAATTGTCTTACAGATATTAACTCAGAATCTAAAATAACTGACGTAGCTGATATCTTTAAGTCCTCAGATATTTCTCATAAGATTGGAACAGTTTATGCTTTGTTGCATAGTCTTTATCAAAATGATCAAAATGCATACTTTGAATTTTGTGAATCAAATTCTTTAATGCACTATAATAGAATAAGTTTTATTCTTAATACTCTTTCTATTCTTCAATATAATAATGTAGATGTTGGTCATTTATATTCAACAACTCCGGTTGAAACTTATAAAAATATAATTTATAATTACTTGATTACTGGAAAAAATTGTGGTTTCTGTGGGGTTGGTAGTTGTAAAGGAAGAAAGGATTCTAATCAATCTTATGGGGAGGAAATTCGAAACGAATATATTAAAATGGCTAAAGTTCAATTGAACTTATAAATATCTCAAAAAGAGTATAATGGAAACACTTTATAAATTACTTTCTGATACTCAAGCGAGTCTTTTTGTCTTATTTCATAAGACTTGGGCTTATCATTGGAATGTAGTTGGAGGAGATTTTCCTCAACTTCATACTCTTTTTGGTGGTCAGTATGAGACTATGTTTGAAGAGATTGATCGTATCTCTGAACACATGAGATTTCTAAATGTAAAACCTCTCAATAGTTTGGAGAGAGTTTTAGAAGTATCGAAAGTTAAAACTGGCCAAAGTACAACAGATTGCCATAAAATGGCTAGAGATCTGTTGAAGTCAAATCAAGATCTTTGTGAACTTCTTACTGAAGTTGCTGAAGAAGCTGATGAACAAAAGTCAAGAGCAACTTCAAATCTCGCAGACGATCTAAACGAAACTCATGGTAAATTTGTTTGGATGTTAAGGTCTTATCTAGAATCTTCACCTGGATTAAAAGAAGAAGTGGTTGGGATTGAAGAAACTGTGGAACAAATTATTGAAGAAATTGTAGAAGAAACTATTGAAGATTGATTAAAGGTGCAGTACAATGTTAAGAGTAAGATGTAAGGTGTGTAACACCGAGTTGGAGTCGCATCCAACTAAAGCAGTATGTTGTGGATGCGATAATATGACACTTGTGAAAGGAGACACAATTACAGCTGTTGACTTAAATCAGGTTGTCATGTTAAACTCATTTAAGGAAAGCAAAAACTCTGATGTACTGAGTGCATCAGATCTTGCATATCAAGAGTCCAGAAGAGCTCGTAAAGTTCGTAAACTGGATTTTGAAATCCGATAGGAGGATTGGCTGAGTGGTTTAAAGCAGCGGATTGCTAATCCGTCGATGTCTTTAGGGGCATCCATTGGTTCAAATCCAATATCCTCCGTTTGGAAAGGTGGCCGAGTGGTTTAAGGCAACTGTCTTGAAAACAGTCGATGTGAAAGCATCCGGAGGTTCGAATCCTCTCCTTTCCGTTTAGAATTATTAAAAATTTAAGTATTGCTTAATGAGTGTGTCGTAATGAACACAAAAGGATGCCTTTTGGGCTTCCGTGATTATTATATACTTATGTACAAGTCAGTACCTTATGGATCAACATACCTACGAAAATTGGGTGAAGATCAAAGAGACCTTTGAGGCCTCAGGTAACATGGATAATATGTTCTACAAAAGAGCCTGTGAAATTGTAAAAACCAAAAAAGATCCTTTAGCTAAGTTTCTTGGAGATGAGAAGTGATGGAACCTCAAGACGAATTAATCAGTCGTAGAGAAGTTCAGGATATGATTGATGACGCAATCCGTAGACACAACCGTAATGCTTCAATTATTAGTATGTGTGTCGGTTGGGTGGTTCTTGCTTTATTTGCTGAGGGACTTCTAAGACTTATTGGAGTTATTCCACCAGTATTACCATGGCTAAACATTACCCTGAAATAATAGGTATCGTTTTTCTATTAGTATTTGCTTCTACAATGTTCTATCAAGGAACGTGCATTATGAGAGGTCAACGAGGATATTCTCTTCGTGACTACTTAAAACAAGATAGTACAAACATGCGTAAAAGAATTGAAGAACTGCTCAAAGACAAATGATATTTCTTACAGAGGAAGATCTAAAAGAACTACAAAAAATAGTTCTACAACAAAAAATGTCTGAGTTGTTTGAAGAACCATCAACTTACGAGGATGATGATGACTATGGAATGGCAAGAACTCATTGAGTTCCTTACAAAACAAGTTTTGATTTTTATCGTGTTTATGTGTGGTCTTATTGTGGGATATGTTTACGGCCTTAGAGAAGGAGGTAGTTAAATATGAATAGCTTAACTTTGGCTAGTATTTGTGTATTTGGAGCAATTGGATTATTTGTTTTTTGGGGACTGGGACACGCTTATCCATAAATTGGGAGAGGACAAATGAAGATTTTTTTAGATACGGCTGACGTTTCGTTTATTAAGTCAGCGTATGACACAGGATTATTGGATGGGGTCACTACAAATCCATCGTTAATTCTTAAGAGCGGAAGACAACTTTCGGAAGTTATTCAAGAGATTGCAACTGAGTTTCCAAACTTGCAGAGCATCTCTGCAGAAGTTGTTGCCGATACCGCAGAAGAAATGCTTTCACAAGCACAACAATATTACTCAATCGCACCTGCAGTTACGATTAAAGTTCCCTGCACAGTAGAGGGACTCAAGACTTGTAAGTTTCTGACTGATAAAGGAATTCAAGTTAATGTAACATTAGTATTCTCAGTAGCACAAGCAATCCTTGCATCAAAGGCAGGTGCAACATTCATCTCACCATTCGTAGGTCGTTGGATGGACAATTCTGTGGATGGAATTGAACTCATCAAGAACATTCGTAAGGCTTTTGACTACTCTGGAACATCAACAAAGATTCTCGGTGCATCTCTCCGTGATGTGAGACAGGTAGAACAATCTGCACTCTTCGGTGCAGACGTTGTTACAATCCCGCCAGTGGTCTTCTGGGCAATGTATAAGAACATTATGACAGATAAGGGTCTAGAACTCTTCCAGAAGGACTGGGAAGAGGTATTGAGTTCTGTTAATAAGAAGTGAAAAATATTGTTATTTTTGGTGCAACGGGGGACTTGTGCCGCAGAAAACTTATTCCAGCTCTATATGAACTTCATAAGAAGAATCTATTACCACCTGAGTTTATCATTACTGGTGCGTCAAGAACGCAACACACTAAACAAAGTTGGTTACACACTCTTGGATCTTACCCAGAAGATTTTGTAAATCGTCTGAACTATGCTGTTTGTGACTTGTCTGATTCTGAGAGTCTGAAACAATTGGAACCAGGAGAAGATGTAACATTCTTCCTCTCAGTTCCACCAGAAAGATATGGTGATGCAGTTCTCAGTTTGAAATCTACAGGATATGTGGAAGATGCTGAGACCAGTAGAGTCATCATTGAGAAACCATTTGGATACAATCTTCAGTCCGCAGAGGAACTACAAGAGATTGTTTCTTCCAACTTGAGAGAGAAACAGGTCTATCGTATTGACCACTATCTTGGTAAGGATACGGTCAATAATATTCTTGCAACAAGATTCAGTAACGTTCTTCTAGAACCTCTGTGGAATCGTGATTATGTGGAAGAGGTTCAGATTTTTGCAACTGAGACTATTGGTTGTGAAGGTCGTGCCCAATACTATGAGACTGCTGGTGCAGTGAGAGATATGTTGCAGAATCATATGTTGCAACTGCTTGCTCTGATTGCGATGGAAGCACCATGCAAGAATGATGCTAAAGAGATTCGTAGAGAGAAAGTTAAAGTTCTTTCTGCTGCACGATTGGGAATAAAACTAGTCTGTGGTCAGTATGCTGGATATAAGAATGAACAAGGTGTTGGGTTTGAATCCCAGACACCAACCTTTGTTGCTGGTGATATCTATATTGATAACTGGAGATGGAAGGGAGTTCCTTTCTATTTTATGACAGGAAAGAAACTTCCTGTGGGTTGTGTTGAGGTTGTAATTAAATTAAGAGCCCCAGCAGTAAATCTGTTTGAAGGTCATGAAGGTAATGACCGAATAGTGATGAGATTTCAACCAGATCCTCACTTTGATATTCAGATTGATATCAAATCGCCAGGTCTTCAGGATAAGGTTGAGAAAGCAATTCTCAAACATAATTATCCAGAGGGTGCGATTGATGGTTATGTGAAACTCTTTTATGATGCAATCCATAAAGACCAATCACACTTTGTTCACTCAGAGGAAGTGTTGGAATCGTGGAGAATCGTTGATGACTTACTATGTGTTGGGGATGAATGTCCAGTCAACACAAAACCCCATACATATCATTCAGGAACTTGGGGTCCACAACAACAAATAGAACACATTACTAAGTGGGACTATCCACTCAAACTGGTTTAGGAGGAGTTATGAGAGTAGGACTAATCGGACTAGGAAGAATGGGCGAAGGTATGTCTCGCCGCATGATGAAAGCAGGAATAGAAGTTTGGGGTTATCGTAGGAATTATGAAAAAGCTCAAGAAGCATACGAAAACGGATATGTTAACGGTGTTACAACTTCTATACAAAGCCTTGTTCAAGTAGTCAAGGGACAAAATAAACCAGGAATTTTCCAGATG